GTCAACATATCATTTGGCTGATCCTTTTTATTTGAATAGTAGTTAGCTAGTGCCAGTGAGTTTGCACCTGCAGCAAGTAATCCAGCCTTGCGTATAGTACCTCTTGACTGTTCAATAGACTCATCACGAGATTTAGCAATCTCTGCGCCTTCTTCAAGTGCAGCAGCATTCGTCTTAGCGTTCTTTACTTGAGCATTAGATCTAATAGCTTCAACAGCGTCTGCAGCGCTTGCAGTAACTTGTGCAGCACCCATGTCAGCGAACTTGATTTTATTGTCAGCTAAGGCCCTTTCTATTTCGTTGGCACTATTAAGTGATGCAGCAGCAGCATTAATGTAATTATTGATATTTGCCATTTTTCATTTTTGAAGATAGATATATTCTAACTTTGTAGAATAATAAGAGGTATAGTTTACAGCTACTCATGAGCAAGATAAATACAGGAATGTTTAACTTAGGATCTGCGATAGAGCAGTTTTATAACTGGGAGCCTGATGAAGACGATACGGCTGGACAGGCGATCAAAAATACAAATCTGGCCGATATGGTCAATACTGTTGCAAACGCACAAATTGCCAAGTCTATGGCATATACAAATGCATCAATTGCAACCAGTCAAGCTAAAAATGCTGCAAAGCTAGAATTAGCAAATCAAAGAAATATAATGAAGCTTGGTGCTGCTCAAAATGCAGCTAGCTATTCACAGCAGTTTAAACTTCAAGATAATTTTGCAGACAGAGAATTCCGTCGAGATTCACTTGCTTCAGCACAGGCGGGTAATATCCAACAAAATCAAACCAAACAAGAAGGTAAACAAAATAGACTAAGCATTATCCAACAAGGGGGACAAGATAGAGCTACCCAAGGTCAAGCTTTAAAGTCTCAGGAAAGGCAGCAGGGAAGAGCTATTAAATCTGATGAAAAGAAGATTGGTCTACAAGGTAAGCAAGATAGAGCTAATACAAAAACCGCTGGTTATCAGCAAAGGCTTGCCATCCTTAAGCAAGGTGGAGTCGATGTTGACAAAATCGAAGCTCAAGGTGGCATCGACAAGTGGCTTCAAACCGAAGCTGGTAAGCAGCAGATGGCTCAGTTAAAACAGCAGGGCGATATTGATGTAACTAAGATTGAGGCTTCCGGTGAGCAAACTCGGTTAACTCAAACAGATGCGTTGGCATCTCAGGAGAAGCAAATTGGATTGCAAGGTGACGAGAATATTAAGGCGATTGAGGAGACTGGAAAACAAGAAGGCAAAAACATCTATAAACAAGGTAATGTAGATATAGCTAATATTGCAGCTACCGGCGATCAGGAACGGCTTAGCCAAAAGGAAGGTGGTAAGCAGCAACGTTTAACAATTGGCACTCAAGGTAAAGAAGACCGATCAACTATTAAAACTTCTGGAGGAGAAGAAAGAAAAACAGTCAAAACAACTGGTAAGCAAGAACGTAAGAACATTCAGGAGACTGGATCAGAGTCTCGTAAAAATATCAAGGCTCAAAGCTTTGCCGATCAAGCAATCGCTAAAGTCCAAGGCAAGCAAGGCAGGTTAACAATAGGAACTCAAGGTAATCAAGATCGGAAACTAGCAAGAACTACTGGTGACCAAGATAGAAAATCTATCAGGACTACAGGCAAACAGGAGCGTTTGAATATGCAGCAAGCAACTGAGGAAGAAAACAAGACTGCTAAGCGTCAAAGCTCCTATGCACGTGGCTTGGCAGGTATGTTCTAATGTCTACTACATCAACGAAATCGTCCAAAGTATATCTAACCTTTGTTGATCAATGGTTAGATACTCTACCGGCATCTGAAAGCGAAGAGTTCAAAGAATTTGCTGAGTACACTCCATCTATCATTGAAATTTGGGTATACTCCGGCATCCTTGGTTATCCAGGAACCTTTAATGACCTATCTCGTTGGGTCAAGATGAAGTATAAAAAGCTAAACCGTCGAGAAATCTTAAATAGTGAGATTGCTGCCTTGCATAGTGATATCCAAGATCTACGCATGGCAGTAACCTCTGGTGAGATCAAAGGCGATAATGGCGCAGCTAGGCTTGCTGCTCTTGAGAAAGAGCTTCGTTCTCATATTGAAGTAAGTGAACGTATCAATAGATCGACTGACAAGCGTGGACTAATCCTTGCCGGAGCTGATCGTGTAATGCGTGAGCTTACAAATATTTTTAAGGATGACCCACAGTTTGCAGAGCCCATTGATAATGCAATGAATGCTGTATGGGCAAAAGTTTACAGTGAGGTGAGTAACTAATGATGATTCCTGACCTACCCGAATTACCTGAGGTTCTTGATCAAAGTCTTACCGCTCTCCGTTCGAGAGGCAGGTTAACGGCTCCACTTCCGCGTATGCAGAATCTTGATCTTAGTCAGTATTACGTGGTTGATCCAAGGATTGAGGAAAGGCGACAGTATCAAGAAGCCATGAGAATTGCGTATGAAATTACCAGGAGACAAAATAGAATTGCTGCTGCACAAGCTTCTTATATCGACCGGCTAATGCAATATCAGGCAGAGCGTCGGCGTGGATGGTGGCGCTAGACTGTAAATACTATCAAATGTATATATGGCAGTTCCAAGTATTGCTTTAGCGTATAGAAGAACGGCATTGATGAATGCTACTAAAGTTACTGTAAAACCACCATCACCAGAAGTACTTAAAGCTAGAGATAATTTCCAAGACTTCTGCGTGGCGATGGGCAAACCTCCAGCTAAGCACATGCTTGAGTGGCATGCTGAATTGTGTACAGGTGAGGATAGTGAATGTCTATTAGGCATTGGTGGCCCTAATACTTCAATACTTGCACCTCGTGGTTCAGCTAAGAGCACAGTACTTGGCCTTTTTGCTGCATGGATGATTGGTAGACATACTGCAGCCAAGAAGATGCTGCGTATTCTGTATATCGCCTATATGGTTGATATTAGTAGAGCCAAATCAGCAACAATTAAGGGAATCCTGACAAGTAACAAGTACCGCGAAATCTTTCCGATGGTTAGATTATCTAAGATAAAAAGGTCGGATGAATATTGGTCAATAGACTATGAGTTTGCAGGAATTGATACAGCAGGCGAAGAAGCATTTACCATTGCGTGTGGTGGTCTCAAAGGGGCCATTACTTCCAAAAGATCGCAGTTGGTTCTTATCGACGACCCTATTAAATCGGCAGCGTCAATCAATAACCCTGACATTCGTCGTGAGATGGAACAGACTTGGTCAAACGTCATCGCACCTACCATGTTCCAAGGTGCACGAGCAGTATGCTTGGGGACACGTTTTCACTTTGACGATATCCACGCCACTCTATTTGTACCAAAACATAATTGGAAGCAGATTGTTCAAAAGGCGGTCATAACAGACAGCGAAGGTAGGCAGAGGTCATACTGGCCAGAGTTCTGGTCCATGAAATATCTGAATGAACGAAAGCTAGAAAATCGTGTTGCCTTTGCTTATCAGTACCTAAACACGGCTGTCCAATCAAGTGATGTAGGCATTTCACCTGATCTAATTGTGCATGGTGAAGTACCGGAAGATTATGACTGCTTAGGCGTTGGTATTGACCTGAGTGCTGGTTTAAACGAGAAGAACGACTGGACAGTCTTTACGTTAGGTGGAATCAAAGATGGGAAGATTTACCTGATTGACCAGCGTAGGGTCAAGAGTATGGGAAACCTAGAAAAGATGGATACGCTTTGCGAAATGCTGGCTGACTGGAATGTAGTGCTTGAGAATGATGAAGGTCAATATTTCCCTACGATGTCACCCTGCATGATATGGCCAGAAGCCGTGGCATACCAGTCATCATTTGAAGGCGACTTCAAACGAGTGATGTTTGATCAACGAGCACTCTATAACCTGAGCTGTTCACCAGTTAAAGGGTTTAAAGGTGACAAGTTAGCAAGACTACGAGGAGTGCTTGGTCTGTATGAGCACCGTAAGGTTGTATGGAATAAGTGGCGTAAGTGGAACATCCTTGAGGATGAGCTTATCAACTTTGGGCATTCACCACATGATGATGCAGTGGACTCGATGGTGCTTACTATGGGAGGTTTGTTAAGAAGAGGAGCATTACATTTAGAATATAATGACGGAATTAATACTCTATAGTTTCGCAGATTATACTTATTCGATATTCGTTAAACTATTAAAAAGTTAAAAATTAACTGGAGCCATATAAATGGGAATTATCTACGATCAGGGTCAAAAACCTTGGGACGATGGTACAGCTACTAGTGCCACCAAAACAATGTTTGGTGATATGGACATTATTGCTAATGTTAACGCTGGTAATTCGTATGCTGATCAATTAGCTTTTTATGAGGCTAACCCTAGTCAGCAAGGTGGCGGAGGTATCGGTGGCAGTGTACATGCAAAGCTTGTAGCTGGCGCTGCTGCTGAAAAGGCTGCCGCTGGAAGCGGCGGCGGTGGTGGTGGTGGAAACAACTACAGCCCAGTACCAATTACATCCAAGCCTTATGTCCCAGGAGACATTTTCGGTGATAATCCCGGCAGTGAAAGTGGAGGTAACAATGAGTTTTCCTATGAGGATTTTCTTGCCGATAGAAGAGAGAAGCGTCAAGCTGCTAAAGATTTAGCAGAGATGTATGCCCAAAACTCTGATGGTGATTTAATCAGCACTGTCAATGTCGATCAAAATGTTGGTAGCTTCAAGAATTTTGATAATACAATTGTTGGAGACAATAACAGTAATATCGGTAATGACTATAGTTTCAACGAAGGTCAACTAAAACTAGTTAACGCTCCTTTTGGAGTTGCTTGATCAATTAAATAATTTACCCTCCTGTTTATAGGTTCGTCATGGCAAAAAAACTACCCTCAGTCAATGATAAAATGTACACCGGAGGTACTCCTTACTTTGATGAAAAGACGGGTAAATATACTGGTGGGCCTAAGGCGAAAAAGAATCCGATTGATATGACTAAACTTAGCAAAAAGTTTAATGAAGCTACTTCTAATGTTAAACAGAAGAATCTCAAAGATTTTGGGTTAGGTACAAACGACAAGTATGGTGTAAAAGAAGCTCAAAACAGGCAAAATCTTCATTCCAATCGAGCAAAAGAATATAAGCAAGCAGAGATCCAAAACGTTTGGACGCAGAAAGCTAGCCAACGTCATAAGGGTCAGTCAAAATGGGCTGAAAAAAATAAAACTTATAGACAAGGATACGCACAGAATAATACAGACTTCGCCGGTATGCAGGATCTGACTGGTTATTACAATGATACAGCTGGGTCATATCAAGGTAAGAAAATCAATAAATTTGGTAAAAAGGACATGCAATATGTCTCCAAATTAGGCGTCAATGATGATGTGCTTAAGTCACACATTGGTGGATTGAAGGCTAACAATATTCATGAAAATCTTCGTAATCACGATTATGCCGCACACATCCATAAGGATGGTTGGACTGCTGGTAGACACTTTAACCAAAGTGATAAAAAGTATATCAAGAAAAACAACCTCGATATGATTGATGAAATTTTTAAGCATGCTGCCAATAATAAAGGCTACTCCAATATGCAAAAGTTTGGATATAATGCATTAAAAGAAGCTGGTCGCCTTAAGGAATATGATGCGCTTTATGCGAAAGGTTATGACAAAGACTTGGGTATTAGTTCATATGACCAAGGGAAAAATTTCAATGCTCAAGACATTAATTATTTAAAACGCCAAGGTTACAGCAAACGAGAGATCGCGGAACACATGGGCTCATTGCGTGAAGGTGATGATAAAGCAGGGGTTAACTATCACGCCGCTAGATGGCTTAACAAGAACGGCATGATGGACTACTATTATGGAAATAAAAACGTAGCAGATTACAACGAAAAGAAAGCAAAGGCTGATGCTCAAGCTTATAAAAATATTAAAGTCAAGCAAATTAACCGAAAGAAGAACAGCGATAATATCACCGCGAATAGCAATAACGTAAATGTGGCTACAGATCTTACACAGACTACTGGTAGCCATAAGGATTTTACAAATGATATTATGGGAAATAATAATAGTAATATTGGCAATGACTACAGCGTCAATATTGCAAGCCAGGGAGGCGATAGCGGTAGCGGCGGGGGCAGCGGCTTAAATAATATGCAAGATGCAATGGCCTTTATTGGGTTGAATGACAACAGAGCTGCTAAAGATAATGCTTTGTTTAATCCTTACGATGACGTTGGTTTGACAATGAACGCAATCGACAATGCTGCAGGGAAAGATGTAGATCGGCGTATTTACAACTCAATAGGATACGACATTAATTACTGGGAAGATAAAGCTAAAGAACAAGATAATCTTGCCTTTGGTGATCTTTGGGGGTTCCAGGCTCCTGATTATCAGATGGCTTCTTCGCCTAGTGATCCCTTTAAGAAGGTGAACTCCTAAGAAGTTGTTCATTTCATTGCTTGTATCGTTAGACTTGATATGGATATAAAGTAGTAAAAAATGTCGAACAATAGTGCTCAGTTTCAGGAAATACTTAACGCAGCTAAGGAGAAAAGAGGCGATCTTCCAGTAGACACAATGATTGTGTCATCGCATCTTGCTCAAATGCGATTATTTATTCTTCGTCGCGGTGTTGAATTCTTCTGTGATCAAGATTCGTTCGGTGGCCGTAGAGAGTTTCTCAAGAAAGTTTATGAGAGCAATATGCTCGAAATGAAGCTAGACAGTATTATTGATTATTTCCTATGTGACGGGCAGGGTTTATTTTACTTCAGACCATCGGGTGATACATATCAGCTACTTTATTTCCCAAAAGATAGCTATCGCTGTTATAGGGATCAAGTCAATGAGATTGAGCATGTTGAGCTGATATATAGCTTCTCAGTTAAAGAACCCAACTTGATGGATGCTTACGCTACTCAAGGGAAGCGGGGTGGCAGGAAGAAGTACATCAAGCTGAAAGTATATAAGGATCGAATTGACCAAACGATTTCAAATGAAAAAATTGAGTTTGAGAACGCTGGCACCATTACGATGCAGCAGCCAGGTCAGACTGAAACTCTTAGCAACAGCTTAGGTTTTATTCCTGCTGTAGAAGTCTTTAACCACTTGGATTGTACAGGTGTTTCAACAGGTACTGGTGAGTTTGATTGAATGGCTAATCAAATACTCTTCCATGATGAGCTAGTACGAAATGTACGGAAGAACATGAAGTTCTTTGGTAATCCAACGCTTGTTTCCAGCCGTCCTCGTCATGACATTCTTGAAAGTGGTGATGAGAATTCAATGCGTCCAACCATTAGCTCTCAAGCTGGGTTCTACGCAATGGATCGTCCGAGCACACGAACCAGTCAACCAGGATTTAGTGCTGGATTAGATGGTCAAATCAAAGTTCCACGTGTTATTGCAAACTTAGAGCCAACTGATCGTGTCTCATACATGACTCCCGATGCAGTGAGTGGTGATCAGAATATGTACGTGAAGCAGTACAGGTCTGAAATTCGTTTAGCCCTTGGTGGGGTTGATGACCTTGATTTCAATATGGCGTCATCTGCCTATGAAATGAAATCACTGTACGGAAGATGTGCTGCTACAGCCGAGAAAAAAGCTAAAGCCTTATTCGAATTTGGATTGTGTAAGCTCTTTGCACTAATGATTCAGCACGAAGAGTATCTCTTTGAAGAATCATTTGCCGTTGCCAAAGGTCTTGTAAAACCAGAGCCACCTTTAGAAGAAGAGTACGATGATCCAGAGCTTTTTCAAGAAGCTGAGAATACTTATGCTCTTGATCTTCAAAAATACACTGTATCAAAGGATAAATTGCTATCTGCTAGTATTGAGTCAGGTGATATACCTAACGGGGTTATTGGTTTAATCCCTGATGGCAGCGACAAAGTCAATTGGCGCTGGACCGGAGAGATTTTCGAAGAAGACTCACAAGGCATTCTTAACAACAGTATTGTCGTTCGAAACCTTCAAGAATTAGGTGTCGATTCTATTGAAGCACTTAAGTATCTCTTCCCAAGCAAAACTGATGAAGAACGCGCTGCCATGCTAACTGGATTTCCATTCAGGATGGTCCAGCAATCACAACAGGCTTTCAATACATTCGTTTCGATGATTGGCCAGTTATATCAACTGCCTCATCCACAAATACCCAATCAGCCTTTAGCAGCTGATCCGAATCTTGATATCACAGGGTTCCTATATAGATCACTCGATTTTTTACGCAAGGAGTTAAGTTACAGTGGAAAGTACAAGCCCAATGATGGCGAGCGGAGCACAAGCAAGCTCAGCGACGCCGACCGTAAGCGCTCCGAGCTTGGTCTCCCAACCAGGGATGAGCGCCCCGTCCAGCTACCAGGCAGCCCCTCAGGCAGCTCCACAGGCACCAATGGGTTACCAGCCAACGGCGGCCCCGCAGGCTTCGGCGGCCCCGGCAGCAGCAGCGAATCCTTGGCAGGAGGCGTTCCAGGCACTCAGCGCAAGCCTGAATACGCCTCAAGCGTCCCCGGCCCAGGCGTCGTACTCGGCATATCAGACTCCGACAACTCAGGCCAGTACCCAGGCAACTTGGGGTTCACAGCCCCAGCAATGGGACCAGCAGGCTCAGCAGACATACGCTCAGCCAGCTTCAACCCAGGCTTATTCGGCCCAGGAGCTCAATCAAATCCAGCACTTGGTGGCTCAGCAGCAGTATCAGCAACAGGCAGCGGCTCAGGCTCAGTACCTAAGTCAAGGAGCAAGCGAGGCAAGTGATTCTTACCTAAGCCAAATCTCTGATGTCAGTCTTGAGGTTCTAGAGCATTTCGGTGCTGAAGCCCCTGGCTTGCTGAACAACTATGCATGTGCAGTAGAAGACGCACTCATTGAGCAGGTTGGCCGGAACAGCACCATGGATCTGATGCTCGATGCAGCATCCGAAGAGCGTTCAGCAATGAACATCATGCTCACCAATCCAGAAGTGCTCTCTGACTACGTGCTTGGCTTCTTCGGTCCTGAAGGTCCTTATCCAACACCTTCTTCCTCCGAGCAAGCTCAGATCAATGAGTACCTTGCACGTGAGCAGTTTGCTCAAGAGATCGCTCATCAGGAAGAGCGTGGTGTACCACAGAACTTCCAACGTCCAGTAATGGATATGCCTACACCTGGTCGTCAGGAAAGCGCTACCAATTCCTTCTGGGGTGACTTCAGTTCACTGATGGATAACAACCCAGAGAATGCTTGGCAGTATCTCTCCGGTGCTCCAGCTCAGGCGTTCCAAAGCAAGATGCTTGTTCAGGACTACTGATCAATAAAGCATGAGGGTTTCTAATTAATAGGAACCCTCTTTCTTTTAATAAGCCAAATCCTTATTAAAGGATGACTTATTACAATAGGACTATATAGAGTTAATTTAAAATGGCTTTCAACATCTCCCGCCTACCTAACGAAGAATCTTCATATGCCAGACAGGCTTTGACAAATTCGAATTTTGTCAACGGTAACGGTGCTATGAACCCAGTTAATACTGGGATGTTCAATGCAAATGATGGTAGTGGCTACACTAAATTTGGTAACCCCCAAGAAGATATTGTTAGGCAGCAAAGAGAGACTGATATTCAGCAGAATGCGATCTCTTCCGCATCTCAGCGATCAGCGGCTGCTATTCAGGGTGTTGACATGGAGATGACAAGACAATCTGATTCTGACTTTAAAGCTCAGATGGGCTTAAATGCTAAGTTGGCTAATATCATTGAGACTCTGCCTAGTAAAGGTGCAGCAACAAAAGAATTTGCTAACCCACAATTGTTTAATAAAAGACTTGAGGATGTGAATATTACTCGTCTCATGAACGCTAAGTCGATGGGTTGATCAAACCTTTCTTTGTTCAATATTTACTACAATTAGAGAACATGTAGTGGATTATTATTGTGCGTTTAGCAGGCGATTGTGCATGTGATAATCCAGAGGTTTTTCAAACCATCTGGAAACACCTCAAAACTGATGGTGTGCCTGATCAGGCTGCTAATCAAATGGCAGCAGAGATGCTTACACATGGCGAAGACTTTGAAAGTAGCGTAGCAAAGTATCAACAGTACGAAGATAACTATAAGTCAAAAGGTTTTAATGAGCACGCTGCTCAAGCAATGGCAGTAGAAGCACTAGAAGGAAGAGAAGAAGAGCCTTCGGTATCAATTAGATTCGCAAGACTTCGCGGTTAATGTTGACTTAGCTAGAATTTACAGCTATAGTTAATACATAGGCAAGCGTATTATATGTCATCAATCAAGCTTTCAGGAGATTCTGTTCGTTCATATTTAAGAGACATTGGTAGAATTCCACTCTTGGAGCATGAAGAAGAGATTCTTCTTGGACGACAGGTCCAACGGTTAATGGAGATCAAAGAAATTGAAGACGAAATGGAAGTTAAGAGCCAAGATGATTTGGCTGGGATTCTTGGTATCTCTACTCTTGACTTGAAGCGTCAGTTAAGAGCAGGAACTAAAGCTAAAGACAAGATGGTCACAGCAAACTTGCGTTTGGTTGTGAGTGTTGCCAAGAAATATACTAAACGCAATATGGAGTTGTTAGATATCATTCAAGAGGGAACAATTGGTTTAGTACGTGGTGTTGAAAAGTTTGACCCTAGCCGTGGCTATAAGTTTAGTACCTATGCTTATTGGTGGATCCGTCAAGGCATCACGCGGGCCATTGCGGAGAAATCGCGGGCAATACGCCTACCAATTCACGTTACAGAAAACCTCAACAAGCTTAAGAAAGCTCAACGTGAGCTAAGTCAGATCAATGGGGAAATGCCTACAGTATTTCAACTGGCTGATTATCTAGATTCTTCTGTAGATTC